GCCGCTGTTTCTACTTCACCTACAACTGGTACATACGGTGGTATTAACCGTGCAAACTGGACATTTTGGCAGAACCAAGCGACAACTGGTGTAACTGGTTACGCAAACATTCAAGCTAAGATGGTTGATGCCGCTATCAAGTCCGTTCGTGGAACTGATAAGGTTGACACAATCGTTGCTGGTAACAATTTCTACTCATACTATGTTCAATCCTTACAAGCTATTCAGCGTATCGCTGGTGTAGAAGAAGGTGCGGCTGGTTTTGCATCATTGAAGTTCTACGGTGGTGGTATGTCTGCTGATGTTATCTTGGGTGGCGGTTATGGCGGTCAAGAAAACACAGGTTACATGTATTTGCTAAACACAAATTACATTTTCCTACGCCCACACAAGGAGCGTAACTTTGTTCCTATCGGTGGTGAGCGTCAATCTATTAACCAAGATGCAATCGTCAAATTGTATGGCTGGGCTGGCAACTTAACTTGCTCCAACTCATTCCTACAAGGCGTATTGACAGCTTAAACCATTGATTAGAAAGGAAAATATATCATGGCATATACAATTACCCCTTTAGCTGGCATAGATTTAGCCAACGTAGCTAATACAAACCCTAACTCTGCTGGTACAGCAATCCCTACATTTGGCCCTACTGGTGCTGAAGTGTTTGGTTCTGACGGTTTCCGTTATGTGTTTGCACAAGCCGCTGTAGCAATTGGAGTTTCAACTGCTACTTGCGTAATCAACGCATCTACATTCCAAGTTACTTTGGGTGCAGGTACATATTTGTCAGGTGCTTCTATGGCATCAGGCGATTATGGCTGGTTTAGCAAGGCTTCTGTTTGATTAGCTTAAAACGCTAAAATGTAGTAAAAACGAGGGGTTATCTCAAAAAGATAGCCCCTTTTTCTTTTAACTTTTACCTAACTACTTAGGAGATTTAAAAATGGCTTTACCATCAGATGAGCAAAATGCAGATTCCCGATTGCAAGTACGCTTTTACAAGCGACCAGTAAAACAGGATGATGCTTCCGCAGAAGCTGGCAGACCAATATACAAAGAGTTTGATTTTGTGCATATTTGCGTTGCTGGCGATACTTTGACCGAAATTGATACATTTGCCCTAGAAAGCCACAAAACACGGTTTCCGCTACATTGGGCGGCTTATCAAAACAAATTAGGTGCTGACGATCAAGGATACGAGGGAACACCATTGGTAGAATGGCCTTTAGTATCCAAATCACAAGCAGAAGAACTCCGTGCTATGAAATTCCACACGGTAGAAGCGGTAGCAAACGCATCAGATCAACAACTTCAACGGATTGGCATGGCGGCAGGAATGTCCCCTTATGCGTTCCGTGATAAAGCAAAGGCATTTTTAAATTTAGCTACAGCGTCAGCCGAAACTGACAAGCGAGAGCAAGAAATTAACTCTTTAAAAGAAGAACTTGCCAAAAAGGATGAAGAAACTGCTAAAATAAAAGCTGAAACAGATGCGAAGCTGGCCTTAATGCAAGAACAAATGGCCACTATACTTGCCGCTGTTGGTGAAAAGAAACCCCGTAAACGCAAAGCGGAAGCCACAGAGGAAGCCTAAAATGTCATATACCATGCTCGAATTAGTCCAGCAAGTTACCGCTGAACTTAACTTAGCCGTTCCAACCTATGTAGCAGGTAACACTAATCAAGATGTGCAACAAATTCTTGCGTTGATGAACCGTGCAGGGTACGACTTGGTTAAAGAGTATGATTGGCAAGCCTTAGAACTAGAGTATCGGTTCTATACAAATGCAATAACCACGACCTGCAACACTACGAATGGTACTTATTTATTAAATAACATTCCTAGTACCGCAGGTCTTGATAGCACTTATTCCATTGTGGGAACATCTATTCCACAAGATACTTATGTTGATGAAGTTCTTTCTTCAGCTAGTTTAACAACTACTCAATTAGCTTCTGCAACATCCGTAGCTGGTTCTGTCACTTTTAGCAAGACCATTTACCCATTACCACCTGACTACGAAACTATTACCGATAATACCCATTGGGACAAGACAAAGCATTGGCAGATGCTTGGCCCTGTTGATGCACAGCAATGGCAATGGCTTAAATCGGGTTATATTTCAACAGGCCCTCGTGTCCGTTGGCGTATTCTTGGCAATACATTTCAGATTTGGCCACCTTACAATACCCAAGAATATCTAGGGTTTGAATACCGTTCTAAGGGCTGGGCAAGAAGTGCAACCGACCAAGTTAAAAACAGTTTTACTGCCGATACAGACACAACTGTATTAGATGACACCGTATTGGTTTTGGCTACAAAACTCAAATACTTCCAAATTAAGTCGTTTGATACTACTGCGTTGCAACAAGATTACCAACGCTATTTAAGCGTGGCTAAAGCTAACGATAAAGGATCAGCAACCCTATCTTTTGCACCTGCTCCAAGTGCCGTGCTTATTGGTTGGGCAAATATTCCTGATACTGGCTACGGGTCTTAATAATGGCTGTCGCTAAGAAGTTTACAGCCACTACTACTTCACTAGCCGCCCCAATTGGGGGGTGGAACGCTAGGGATTCGTTAGCTGAAATGAACCCTTTAGATGCGGTTCAATTGGTTAATTTTTTCCCTACGCCTACGGATGTAACCCTTAGAAAAGGCTATACAAAGGCTTCTACTGGAATTACGGGGGAAGTTCAAACCCTAATGAATTACGCAGGGTTTAACAATACAAACACGCTATTTGCTATTGCTGGTGGGGTTATTTATAACGCATCTAATAATCCTGCAACTGTTGTATTAACAGGGTTATCTAACAGCAAGTTTCAGCATTGCATGATTACTACGGCTGGTGGACAATTTTTAATAGCTGTAAACGGCACAGACCCAGCTATCATTTATGACGGCACACGCTGGTATAAGATGGCTACCACCACTACAGCCGCCACTATTAGCACTATTACAAGGGGTGGAACAGGTAACCTTACAGCTACTCTTACTACTGCTACGGCTCATGGTCTTGCTACAGGAAATCGGGTCAGCATTTCAGGAACTACGGAATCAAATTACAGCGGCACTTTTTACATTACCGTAACAGGAACAACTACTTTTACTTACACAATGGCCACCGCACCTGCGGCAAACGCTACTGTAGTTGGAACTTATACAGTTTTGGGCATTACAGGGGTAAACAGCAACACTTTTATTAACATCAATATGTGTCAAAACAGGCTTTTCTTTGTACAAAAGAACAGTATGACATTTTGGTATTTACCCGTTCAATCTATTGGTGGTGCGGCATTAGACTTCAATTTAGGTGCTATTGCCCGTTCAGGTGGTTACCTGCAAGCAATGGGAACTTGGACTTTAGACGCTGGTTATGGCGTAGATGACTTATCTGCTTTTGTTACTAGCATGGGCGAAGTCATTGTTTACAAGGGTACAAATCCTAGTGATTCTAATGCTTGGAGTGAGGTCGGTGTATGGCAGATGGGTCAAACCTTTGCTAGACGCTGTTTCTTTAAGTTTGCTGGCGATTTATTGTTGTTGACCCAAGATGGTCTTGTACCAATGTCTGCCGCTTTACAATCTTCCCGTTTAGACCCCCGTGTAAACTTAACCGACAAGATTTACTACGCTGTAAGCCAAGCGGCTACTAATTTTTATGCTGAATTTGGTTGGCAAATCAATTATTTTGCTAGTGAAAATATGCTCATTTTGAACATTCCTGTTGGTACGGGATATGAGCAATATGTAATGCACACCATTACAAAGTCTTGGGCTAGATTTACTGGAGTAAACGCTATTTGTTGGGAAGTATCTGCCGACAATAAGATTTATTTTGGTGCTAATGGATTTGTAGGGCAATTTTATTCAGATAATTCTGATGCTGGGTCAAATATTGTTGCAAATGCACAGCAAGCCTACAGCTATTTTGACAGTCGTGGACAGCTTAAACGCTTTACCTTAGTACGCCCTATCCTACAAACAAATTATGGCTTACCGACCGTTTTATGCGGTATTAGCACGGATTTTGACACAGTACCGCTTACCAATCAGATAGCTTTTAATCCATCTACATTAGATGCAGGTATTTGGGATACAGCATTATGGGATAACGCTAATTGGGGTGGAAATCTTGTGGTTACTAGATTTTGGCAAGGGGTCAACGGACTTGGATTTAGCGGTTCTATTAACCTAAATGTGGCATCACAAGGTATTGAGTTTCATTGGGCATCAACCGATTATGTAATGGAAAAAGGTGGAGTGCTGTAGTGCTATGTTTTGATAAAGACTTATTAGGGCCATTTATCGCCCAAAAGTTAAACATGGTATGGACACCCGAAAATTCCACAACAATTGGATGGGTTAAGGATGAAATAGAAGCAGTAGTTTGGTATGAGGATTTTAATAAAAAATCGGTAACTTGCCATATTTACCTTGAAAAAGGATTAAATAAGCAATATTTAGCTACCATTTTTGA